CATGCAAAGTCCACCAACTTTACATTTAAGGATTCCCTGCACGCGGCCTTGTACCGGTACAAGCATTACATCATCATCCTGTCCGATTCGTCCGACCAGGCCGAAGGGTTCTTAACGGACATCAAGACAGAGCTGGAGGAAAACCGGGACATCCAGGAGGACTTCGGCCGGCAGCAGGGAAAGGTGTGGAAGGGGAATGTCATCCTGACGGCCCAGGACATCAAGATTGAGGCCATCGGCTCCGGAAAGAAGATACGGGGCCGCCGGCACCGGGCCTGGAGGCCGGACCTGATTGTCCTGGACGATGTGGAGAATGACGAGAACGTCAACACGGCGGAGCAGCGCCGGAAGCTGGAATCCTGGTTTAAGAAGGCGGTATCCAAAGCAGGGGATACCTATACGGATATCATGTACATCGGTACGGTGCTCCATTACGATTCCCTGCTCAGCGGGGTACTGAAGAATCCGGAGTATGATTCCCGGACCTATCAGGCCGTGCTGTCCTTTGCAAAGCGGGAGGACCTGTGGGAGCGCTGGATAGAGATTTATACCAACCTGTTTGACGATAAGCACAAGGAACACGCCCGGGAATTTTACGAGGCAAACGAGGCGGAAATGCTGATAGGAACCCAGGTCCTGTGGCCGGAGAAGATGGATTATTACAAACTGATGGTCATCCGCATTTCAGACGGAGAGGCGGCCTTTAACAGCGAATTGCAGAACAATCCCATCGACCCGGATAATGCGGCCTTCAACCCGGAGTGGTTTGATTACTACGAGGAGGAGCTGGTGGACTTTACGGACAGCCGATACCTCTTTGTCGGGTCCAATGACCCGTCCCTGGGGAAGAACAAAAAGGCGGACACGTCCTCCATCATCAACCTGGCCCTGGACCAGTACACCGGATACATGTATGTGGAGGCGGCCAGCGTGGAACGCAGGAAGCCGGATGCCATCATCCAGGACGTGTTTGAGATGTCAAGGCGCCTGAAGCGCGATTACCATAAGGGGTTCTTCCGGTTCGGGGTGGAGACGGTGCAGTTCCAGTACTTCTTCAAGGAAGTCATGGCGCAGCTGTCGGCAGAACTGGGGGAGTACATCCCCATCGAGGAAATCCAGTCCACTGCCAACAAGATGCTGCGCATCCAGTCCCTGCAGCCCTACATTAAAAACGGGTATATCAAGTTTAACCGGAAGCATAAGACGCTGCTTAAGCAGCTGGAGGAGTTCCCGATGGGCAGGAATGATGATGCCCCGGACGGCCTTCAGATGGCCGTGGCCCTGGCGGTGGCGGTGAAGTCCATGGCGAAGAAGACAGACTATAAGTCCGTGTTAAGGCGGGCCATGCGGTTTGGGGAGGGGGCATACTGATGGCAAAGAAGAATAAGAAGGGATTACCACCGGAAATGGCAAAAGGCGGGGGGCCCATCATGGCAGCGGTTGCCATCCGGGATGTGAACGATAAATTCAGCAGCTACCCGTCTGACGGCCTGACACCGGTAAAGCTGGCCCGGATATTCAAGGAGGCGGACGCCGGGGACCCCTTCCGGCAGATGGAGCTGTTCGAGGAGATGGAAAGCAAGGACACCCATCTGTTCTCCCAGCTGCAGACCCGCAAGCTTGCGGTGACGGGCCTGGACTGGGAGGTGCAGCCCTTTTCGCAGGACGGAACAGACCAGGAGATAGCGGCTTTCGTGGAGGAACAGCTGAAGGAGCTGGACGGGTTCAGCGACAACCTCATGGACATCCTGGATGCCATCGGAAAGGGCATCAGTTTCCAGGAAATCGAGTGGGAATACCGGGACGGCCATGTGGTGGTGGGGAACATTGAGTACGTCCACCAGAAAAAGTTTTATTATGATACCCTGACCGATGCGCTCATGCTCCGGACGGAGGCGTTCCCGGGAGGGATACCCCTTCCGGAAAACAAGTTCATCGTCCACCGTTACAAGGCGCGTTCGGGCCACCCTTCCCGGTATGGCGTGCTGCGGGTGGTGGCCTGGATGTACCTGTTTAAAAACTATGACCTGAAGGACTGGGTCAGTTTCTGCGAGGTCTGCGGGATCCCCCTGCGGCTGGGGACCTATGACGCAACGGCCAGTGAAAAGGATAAGGCAGCCCTGATGGATGCCATCGTAAGGATGGGGACGGATGCCGCGGGTATCGTGCCGTCCGGGACTGACATCAGGTTTATTGAATCCAACAAGCAGTCCAGCGTGGATATCTATGAAAGGCTGGCCCGGTTCTGTGATGAACAGATGAGCAAGGCCATCGTGGGGCAGACCCTGACATCGGATTCCGGCGGTTCCTACGCCCAGTCCAAGACCCATAACGATGTGAGGAAGGACCTGACGGAGGCGGACTGCAAGGCGGTGATGGAGACGGTGCGCCGGGACCTCATCCGGCCGCTGGTGGAGTTCAACTTCGGCGTCCGGGCCCATGTACCGTACTTCGTCCTGAACGCCACCGATACGGATGACCTGAAGGAAACCGCGGAAATCGTGAACACCCTGGCGGCCACCGGTCTGGAAATCCCTAAGAGCTGGCTGTACAAGAAGTTCAATATCCCGGCCCCGGAAAAGGGGGAGGAAACCATTGGGAAGGCCCCGGCAGCTCCCGGGATGCAGGGGATGGGGCAGCCTGGCACCGGCATGTTCCAGGGCCTCAGACTGAAGGCCGATGGAAAGGAAGCAGACGGCCAGCGGGTGCTGGACCGCCTGGAGGAGGCGGCCGTGAAGCAGTCCAGTGCCTTTTTCCGGCAGATGATGTCACCGGTCCTGGAGCTAGTGGAGCACTGCGACAGCCTGGAAGGCCTGCAGGAGCAGCTGAAGGACGAGGAGGCCCTGCGGCAGTTATACAATGCCATGAAGGTGAAGGATTTTGACCAGCTGGTGGAGCAGGTCATGTATGTATCAAACATGTTGGGGCGGATGCAGGATGGATGAGCAGATATTAAAGGAACTGAAGGAAGGGACGGAGCCGGAGGTGTTCGGTGAAGCCTTAGCGTTCCTGGAACAGAAGGGGGTCATCCGGTATGAGGACTTCAGGAAACTGAAGGAATGGTACCGCCCCCTGGCATTTTCGGTTGCCGGTTATACGGAGCTTGAGGTCCTGAACCAGTTCCTGGAGGAACTGAAAAGGGCCATAGAGGAAGGGACCACGAAGGCACGATTCCAGGAAAACATGGACCGTTTCCTGGAGGAGAGGGGCTATGACGGCCTGACGCCTTATCATGCGGACCGTATCTTCCGTCAGAACATGCTTACAGCCTACAGCGTAGGCCATTACCAGCAGATGACGGACCCGGATGTGATGGGACGGCGGAGGTACTGGCAGTACCAGACGGCCGGGGACAGGCATGTGAGGGAAAGCCACGCGGCCATGGACGGACGGGTATTCCCAGCGGATTCCCCGGTGTGGGATATCTGGTATCCGCCCAACGGATTCGGCTGCCGGTGTATGGTTGTCTCCAGGACGGAGGAGCAGGTAAGGCGTATGGGGCTTACCGTGGAGCAGGCCCTGCCGGATACGTCCAATATGGCCACAGGAGAGACGGAGGCGCTGGTGCCCGGGCCCAAAGTCCCGGCCGAACCCGGGGAAGGCGGAGTGGAAGCCGGACCTGGCTGCGTTCCCACCGGTCTTAAGGAAGCTGTACCAGGAACAGCAGAAGGCGCGTAAGGCCAATCCGGACCGTCCGGCGGGGAATTCCAGCCCCGGATAAATTTAACGCGTCAAAACGCGTCAATGGCGCGTTAAAACGCAAAACAGAAAGGCGCATGGGATGAAGAAGACGGAATTAACGGTCCGGCCCCTGTCGGGAATCGACCTGAGCGGGGTGCCGGAGGTCATCCGGGTGCTGCCCAAAGGGCATGTGAGCAGCACAAAGGGAGACTTTGAGGTGGATGACCGGGATATTGCCGGAATCATCCGGCAGTTCAAGGCACGCCGGCTGGACCTGGTGATTGATTATGAGCACCAGACCCTGAGTGACGTGCAGGCCCCGGCGGCCGGCTGGATAAAGGACCTGTATCCGGGTGAGGATGCCCTGATGGCCCGGGTGGAGTGGACCCAAAAGGGGCGGGAGTATATCGCCAACAAGGAATACCGCTACCTGTCCCCGGTGGTACTGGTTAAAAAGGCAGACCAGCACGCGGCGGTGTTCCACAGCGCGGCGCTGACCAATACCCCGGCCATCACCGGTATGTTTGCAATCATAAATTCCGATGCATTGAGCATTGAGGAAGAGGAGGAACCAAGAATGGAATTAAGTGCACTGATTGAACTTCTGGGGCTGGAGGAAGGGACGGCAGAAGAGGACGTCCTGAAGCGGATTAAGGAGCTTACACAGCAGGCAGCGGAGGAAGGACAGGGGGGCCAGGAAGGAAAGGAGGGCCCGGCAAAGGAAGGGACACAGCTGGTAGCCAACAAGACCGTGCTGGACCTGTTAGGCCTTCCGGAAGATGCAAGGACAGAGGATGTGACGGCAAGAATCATGGCATTCAAGGCCGGTGACTCTGCCCTGCAGCGGCGGGTGGCGGAGCTTGAAAAGCAGGCGGCCAGCCAGAAAGCGGAGGAACTGGTGGGCCTGGCCATGAAGGATGGGAAGCTGTCCCCGGCCCAGAAGGAATGGGCGGTCGCGTACGCCCTGTCCGACCCCAAGGGCTTTGCCAAATTTGTGGAGAAGGCCCCGGTGGTGGTCCCCATGGGAAAGACCGCCTTTGCGGCGGATGAACGGAAACAGGACGGGGTTGACTGGAGGATTTTAAAGAACCAGGGCGTGACCGAGGAGGATTTAAAGAAGTATGGAGGTATGGAAGATGATACGGACGGGGGATGAGAAGTTAGACCCTAATAAGCTGG